AAGCGTCGGCTTGTTATTTGGACTCCATACGCGCTGAGGCGTGGTGCCTGGTGCAGTGTCCCAAACCCCCCCTTTAACGGTCAGATTACCTGATAGCCTTGCATCTTCCCCTAAACCAAGGTTTTTTAGAAAATCCGCCACATTCTGGATATCAGCCCCATTTTTGGCTTTATCCATTTTCCCACTGAGTTCCGTCAGCAGGCTGCTTTTCACTTCAATCACCTTATCATCAACGTACTTACGCGTGGCTAACACCACGGAAGGGTCAATTTTTAATGTCACCGCATCCGCGCTATTAACAATAAGGATCATTCTTACCGTTTGAGTCCGGCCGCTGCCTTCCTGTAGCTGGGGTTTATATGTCTCGGCGCAGTTGGCAACGGCAATCAATGCATCATCGGCATCAAAGAGACCTATTTCACGGATCCAGAACCCACCCTCACCTTCAGGAATAATCTGTTCCGCGATAATCTGGCTGCCATTTACCGCATCCACACTCAGCGAATTCAGTGCAGCACGCCGTTTTTCACCAATCAGACTGGTTTGCGTCGCCGTCGGGGACGGTAAAGTCCCGCCCCCGTCACCTACCGCCATCTGGGTTATTTGTAGCTTACTCCCCAATGCTGCGGCATTCGCCAACTTGGCAGCGCCTACGTGAGTTAAAATGGCATAATATTTAGTTGTCATATGTTTACTCTCAGGTTGTCAATTACATGTATTGCTGCGCCGGTATAACCCAGACCGCGAGCGGTAATAATTTCCGGTGTATAGGGATAAACGGTCAGTTCATCTCCGCTGTAACAGGCCGCCGCTACCGGCAGCCTGCCGTTAACATCCAGTTGAATAGCCAGACCAATCAAATGACGGGAGCAGGGCTTCGCATCGCTGATTAATCGCTCTAACTCGTTATACATCTCCTCGGTAATACCGTTTTCCACCACGCCGATATCCAGACGGAAGGTGCCGGGCGGCTCGCCGGTCTGCCACCACTCATGAATGTTGATCAGATAGCCCAGCGGCTCGACCACGCGGCGAATGGCGGCGATGGTGCCTTTACGGCGATGAATAAACTGCGAAGAAGCGACCACCGAACGCCTGGTCTCCTCCGACCAGGTCTGATCCCAGCGGTCAACGGACCAGGCCCAGGCAAGATAGGGCAACAGCTCAACCGGGCAGGTTTGCGGATCCCACAGGGTACGCAGCGGCACAGGCAGTTTTTGCAGGCTGGCACAGGCGGCGGCGGCAGCCACTTCCAGCGCGGAGGAGCCGACGGGCAGCAGGCGATCACTCATCGGAACCTCCGACCCGGATCTGCGTACCGGTGCACCAGCCCGCCTGGGTTTTATCCAGCACCACATCCTGTGCCGGCTGAGCCAGCGTCACCCGCTGTACACCTTCCACATGCAGCGCGGCGAACAGCGCCGACTGGCGAATATCGCGCCCCAGGCGGGACTGCGCGGTCACAAAGGCCGCCAGCCGTGCCTCTGCTGCCGCGCGGATCGGTTCCGCCTCCGGGCCGGGATAGAGCCAGATCGTCGCATCGACGCTGTACTCAACAATACTGGCCGACTGTACCCTGACAAGGTCCGCCACCGGACGCACGTCCTCATCGTTCAGCGCCGCATTGACGATGGCCAGCAGGTCCGGAGCGGCCTCACCGTGCCCTTCGCGTGACAGGACGGTGATCACCACTTCTGCCGGAGCCGGACTGATCGCACTGACGTCCGCTACCCGCCCGTCGGCGCTGCGCGCATGATATTCGTAGGCGCCCGCCGGGCCTGCCACGCTCAGCCCTTCAAAAGCCTGAGCAATACGCAGGCGGAAGTCGTCATCGCTTTCCATCACTGCGGCGGTCGGCGGCAGCGCGCGGCGGTCTGCCGGAACCCGCACCAGACGGGTGACGCCGTTGTTCACCCCCAGTTGATCGAGGTCGCTGCCGCTGGCAAAGGCCACCATGGTGGCTTTTGCCGCTTCGTTAATGCGCTGGCGCAGGATCAGCTCACGGTAGGCGTTCTCCTGCAGCAGCTTGACGATCGGCTCTGACTCAAGTTCAAGGGTGCGGGTTATCGCCTCCTGCTGTTCAGCGGGATACAGCGATATCAGTCTGGTTTTGCGCTGCTGTAGCAGGGCTTCAAAATCCAGCGCCTCAACAACTTTCGGCGCCGGGAGCTGACTTAAATTAATCGTGGCCATAATCATTCACTCACTGGGATAGAAAGGGTAAAGGGCACCTGGCTAAGGCTGCCCTGGAGATCGATCACCATGCCGCCATCAAATCCGGGCTGATAGCGGATGCTGTCCAGCGCGATACGTGGCTCCCACTGCAGCAGCGCCAGATAGCAGGCCGACATAATTTGCAGGCGCAGCGTCTCGTTCTGCGGCCGGTCGATAAGCATCGACAGCAGCGAACCATAGGAGCGACGCATCACCCGGCTCCCCTGTGGGGTCAGCAAAATATCGCGTACCGACTGACGGATATGGGCCAGATCGCTCAGCGCGGTTCCCCCGTCGCGCTGCATGCCGAGCCAGGTTTCTGTCGTCATCATTGCGGCCCCGCTGTCTGGCTGTTGCCGCTGGAGACGCCCGCATGTACGTGGCTGTGCGCCACAATCCCGTTAGATGAAAAGCGGCCGCCGCTGTGACTGACATCCCCTTTCAGACTGCCGCCGTCGGTGAGCTCGAAGGTTTTAGCTTTCAACTGCCGGGTACACTCCACCAGCGGCGCATCAAGGGTGATTTTTACCGCAGCCTGAATGCTGGCCGACTGGATACCGCTGGCCGTCAGCGCCCCGTTTTCCGGTTCATAGCTCAGCTGCGCACCGTCGGGAAATGCCCAGTGCACCGCATGCTGAGAGGCGGAAGGTGCCGGGAAGGCATCCGAAAAAATCCCCGGCAGCACAAAGGCGGTGTTCAGCTCGCCGCTCAGCGCCAGCAGCAGTACCTGCTCGCCCTTTGACGGCGCATGCCAGCTGCGCACCTGGCCCGCGCTTCCGCTCAGCCACGGTAACCAGGCAGTGAGGTTCCCCTCGCTCTGTACCCGGCACAGCCCGCGCGCGGTATCCACATCGCTGACCGTGCCGATACGCAGCAGGTTGTGCAGCTGGCGTCGGGTCTCGACAACAAATTCATTCATAACGCTCTCCTCTTTATCCTGAGATGGCGGGCCATTCACTGACCAGCTGTTGGTTGATGTAGAGCCGCCACGGGCGGGAAACGGCCTCCGGCTCAGGGGGTTCCGGCAGATGGGTGACGTGAAGTGCGCCGTCGTCTTCACTGACCAGCACGCGTTCGGTCAGCGCGATGGCAACGGTAAAATCGCCGTTCGCGCTGTGGCTGAACACTATGCCGCTCTCGCGTTTCTGCGCGGTGGTCATCAGGTCTGGCTGGTTTTCCCGCAGCCACAGCAGCAGGGAGACCACCAGCACATCACTGTCATCTCCGGCCTCGCTGAGGGTAATGCGCAGCGGATACTGATACTCAAAACTCAGGGACGTGGCCGGAGTGCAGACCACCCTTCCCTGTTCCAGCGCGATCGTCAGCCGTTCCGGACGATCCCGGAGTTGCGGAACGCGGGCCAGCAACATCTCGCGCAGCTGTGTGGGTTTTAACATCGTGTTGCTCCTGACACTGTTTAATGGTTTCGACTTGCAGGCCGCACGTCAGCAGCGCCTGCTCCAGCTGGCGGATCGCGGTCAGCAGATCCCCCTGCGTCACCGGCTGGCTTGCCGGTATCCTGCAGCTGCTGACGACGGGACAGCCACGCCAGATAATCGTAGGGGCTGGCGAAGGCGGGGTGCTGCTGCAGGCGGATAATCCCGTCAGGCAGAGCAGCATCGCTCCAGTTCTGTAAAGTCTCATCGCTGTGTATAACCCTCTGATCGTTAAGCTGCTGGTTCATGGTCAGTTCACCGGCCCTGAGCAGCGACTGCCGCAGTGCCCGTTCGGCTTCGGCCTGTCGGCCCTGCTCTGCCTGTAGCTGGCCGATCGTCTCTTCACGCTGTTCCACCCCGGCACTGAGCAGCGCATTCGCCCGCTGCAGCGCGGTGCGTTCACCCTCAAGGTGCGCCAGATAACGACTCTCTGCGATCAGCGCCATCAGAAGCGTCAGTAGCAGAGTGATCAGCAGGCGGTTCATGGCACCCCCTTCAGGCACAGAGCGCGTTCGGCGGCTCTGCGCGTCTCAAGCCCTTTAGTGCGAACGCCTGCCACATACACCCAGCGCATCAGCTGATCGCAGGCGTCATGCCACTGCTGCTGATTAATCAGCCGGGCATAGCTGGAACCACAGACCGCACCGACGCCGACGTTAAAGGCGAAGGAAACCGTGGCGTCATACACCCCCTGCGGCATCGTCACCGGCATACAGCGGGCAATGCCGCTCTCCACCCGCTGCACGTCATCAATCAGGTTGATCGCCACCTGGCGTTCATTCACCTCCGTGTCTGGCTTCACGCCGCGGGTATGCCCGATACCGCTGGTCCAGACGCCGGCGCTGCACTGATACGGCGAGGTGCGGCAGCCTTCGGCATTGGCCAGCAGCAACAGCCCTTCGCTGGAGATACGCAGTCTGGAAAAGGATGGAAGTGAAATAGCCATGGCCAGCACCACCAGCACCGCACACTGCTTAACCGGTATATTCATGAGAATTCCTGTTTATTTTCAAATAATTAAAACCACCACCATCCGCATATCGTGATCAGGCACTGTTCCGGTTAGCTCCACAGGTTGAGCGTTTCATGGGTGGCTGACAGCGACAGCACCGGCAGCTCTACCGGATAGCCATGAGGCAGTCGCGCTCCCTGCTCTGCCAGCCCGTTATTGGCGGCATAAACCTGTTCCAGCACCTGCTGCGTGCGGCCGTAGTGGCGAAAGCAGATCTCATCGACGCTGTCGTCCTGCAGGGCATAAATTTTCATGTTTCACTCTCCCGTTACGGATATTGCGATAATCGAAACGGCCCAGAGAGTTGTGGTGACGTCGCCGCAATCTCGCTCTGCCGGGTAACCACAGTCAGTTTGCGTTTTCGCTCCAGCGGTCTCAATTTGCGGCTGTTGTAGGGGAAATGTGACAACGTGAACCCATCAGACAGGGTGAATGGCGGGCAGAGAGGGCAAAAAAAAAGCCCCCAGGAGGGGGCTTTCGCAGAACTTTGCACAGAGGGGGTTTAGAATCCTTTCCGGGTGCACAAAGGCCTGGATAGATGGCGACGTCAGGCGACCAGCAGAGCCGGTAAAACCTTATCGCTCGGGGTTAGGGGGGGAAAAGACCACCGAGAACTGAGCGTTTTTAAGCTCCATTCCGCTGGCAATATCCGCGATCAAGTGCAGTGCTATCTCACGGTCTCTCTCCCGGCAAACCCCTTCAGAGGTTAATCTTGCTATCAGTTCCACGCGTTCCAGAATCACTTTTTCGGCTAATTCTTTGTCCACAACTCCCCCTCCATTTTACTGTACGCATATACAGTACCATAGCATTTACCAATAAGAAAAGTATTTTAACCCTATCAGTAACAATGCTTATCACCATGATAAATATCATATTAATCCATAAAGCAGATAAGTCCTTCCCGTTACCATTAGCGGGATCAGTACCCGGCATACGGGGCAGAACGCAGGGGCTGACCGTGTAACGAGTCGGGGCTACACATTGAATTCGTTAATGTGACTGACGGTCGCAGGCGGGTGGCTGATGTGTCAGAAGACGGCAAAATACGCTCACTGACTTATTCACTAAAGATGAATAACCCCGGATGCATGATGAGATATGCAGGTATACTGGTTGTAATAGCCCCCATCATCGGGCAAAATCTTAGGTCTTCGTCCCGGCCACCGCCCTGATATTCCCAAAAAACTACAATGAAAATTGTACATTCACTAAAAGTGAAATAGCAAGGAGTTTTAGATTGAGCCTACAAATCGACTTCCAGAGTGGGGCAAAAGAGGTACTGGATCGGGTTCTCCAGGCTTACGGATTTACCACTAAACTGGCGCTGGCTGAACACCTTGGTATCGCCAGCAGTAGCCTTGCTAACCGCTACTCGCGCGGCTATTTTCCTTCCGATATTGTGATCCGCTGCATGGCAGATACGCAGGCCTCGCTGCAGTGGCTGGCAACCGGCGAGGGCGCAGGCCCCGCAGACGCACCGCAGGAAAACCCGTCAGCGCTGTCACAAAATGTGAAGTTACTCTCGCTTGCGCGTCAGCGGCTTGATGGTGGAAAACTGACCGTGCTGGCTGACATTGCGCTGGAGGCGGCCTTTTTTGACACCCTGCCCGTCCCCCTTATTCAGCCACTGATGGTGATTGACGGCAGCCAGCAGTTTATTGCCGAGCAGACCTTCGGTGAGATCCTCGACGGTGACTGGCTGGTATCGCTGGAAGGACAGGTCAGTATCCGCAGTCTGACGCGCATTCCGCCCGGACGCGTACGGGTGGCCAATGCTCAGCAGCAGTTTGAGTGCGGGCTGAATGAGATCACCCCGCTGGCTCACATTGTGCTTGCCTGCCGCCCGGTGTAGCAGATGCAACGCAGAACCAGGCCACATCCAGTGGCCTGGTCAATACTTTTCAGGTCGGGGCCAGCTTGACCGGCCACTGATTCAGCTTGATCCCTCGTTTCTTTGCGCCCTCTCCGAAGTCCTGAAGCAGGGCTTTGACGTCCGGATCGATATATTCCGCATTATCATGATCGACGATCACCACGCTGTTCTCCGGGATCTCTGCCAGCAGTCCCTTCAGACGCGGATTATGCATAAAGGTCAGATTCTGCTGGAAGCGCAGAACATAGTGGTCGTCATAGCGCGTCAGCAGCATGGCGTTGCGGTGGCTTTTATAGATGCTGAACAGGATCTGGGTCGCCAGACCAATGCCGATCCCGGCCAGCATGCCGAAAATCAGAATGCCGCCAACCGTTGCGAGGAACGGCACCGACTGCGGAACGCCCTGGCGGATCTGCGAGACAAACAGAGCCGGCGTGGCCAGTTTGTAGCCGGTGTACAGCAGCACCGCTGCCAGACTGGCCAGCGGAATGGCGTTCAGCACCCCGCTAAACCACAGCCCGCATACCAGCAGCAGTACCCCGTGGATCAGGATCGACAGTTTGCTCTGCGCACCCGCACTGACGTTCACCGAACTGCGCACAATCACCGCAGTGATCGGCAGGCCCCCAAGAAAGCCGGAGAGCGCATTCCCGATCCCCTGCGCCCGCATCTCTTTATCCGGGGAAGGTGCCGGATGCTGCGGACGCAGTTTTTTCAGCGCTTCCTGGCTGAGCAGCGTTTCCAGGCTGGCCACAATCGCCAGCGTCACGGCAACCACGTAAACCGCCGGGTTCTGCCAAGCCAGCCAGTCCGGCCGCTCCAGTTCACCGGTCAGGGCGGTAATGCTGTTAAATGAAGGCAGCGAAATTCGCGGCAGGTTCGCCGCGATATCAGGAAAATAGCGCCCGCCGAGTACCGTCGCCAGACAGCCCAGCAGGACCGCCATCAGCGGGCCTGGCATCCAGCCCAGCCAGCGGTTACGTTTCACCGCCGGAGTGGTCCATAGCCACAGTACCAGCAGTCCGGCACAGGCCACGCTGACGGCCGGCAGAGAGATATTGATCGACCCGCCGCTAAGCAGTGACGCCAGATCGCTTTCGCCCGCTGCGCCGAGAGCGACCGGGATTTGCTGAATAATCAGCAGGATGCCGATCGCTGCCAGCATGCCTTTGATCACGCTTCCCGGCACCAGAGAGATAAAACGCCCGGCCCGCAGCGCCCCCATCAGGAACTGCAGCACACCGGCGATCATCAGCGCCAGCAGCAGCGCAGAAAACGATCCAAGGGTTTCAATCGCGCCGGTGACGATAGTCACCAGCCCGGCCGCCGGACCGCTGACGGCAAACTTCGACGGGCTGAAGGTGGTGACCACCAGCCCCCCCACCACGCCGGTGAGCAGCCCGACGAAAGGTGGCAGCCCGCTGGCCTGGGCAATCCCCAGACAAAGCGGCAGCGCCACCAGAAACACCACCAGCCCGGCGGGAATATCCTGACGCAACGTGTTCAGATTCAT